ATACCTTCAACCCCTTCGTTGTAAGAGAAGTCCACGAAGGCCGCAGCGTCCTCGTAGGAAGTGATGGTGGACGGGAAGGTCAGACCCGGGGCCACCGGAGTCCCGGCAGGGTAATCCCCAGTGGTCTCCGGCATGTACGGCTTGAGCACCCTCACCGAGGGGTAGGTGCGTCGGGCATCGAGGAAGTGCAGGTAGCCCCCGAACACGGCCGTCGATAGATTGATCGTTCCTGAGCCGTTGTCAGTCCATGCGATCGCCGTGCCATCCAGCGTCGCCGTGACCGTGAACGTTGTCGCTCCAGGCGTCGTGCTGACCCAATAGGTGGACCCGAATGTGATTCCGGTCGGGGCAACGCCACTGCCGCCATCCGTGAAGACAACCTGATCCCCGGGCCTGAGTCCGTGATTCCCCGAAGCAGTAGCAAGCAGAGCTGGGGAGCCATCGCCGAACGTCACCGTCAGACTCGCCGCCGGCAACTGGATCGGGGATGTGACGGGATCCACCGTCCAAGCCGTCACCGTCACGGTGCTGGTGGTGTTGGCGGAAACGGTGCCGTAGCCAACGCGGTTCGACGTGGTCGTATAGCCCATCGCCGAGTAGATGAGGCGCACCTCGGCACCCACCCACGCACTCGCCGCCAACGCCGCCGAAGTCAGCGTGATCGTTGTTCCCGATATCGAAGCGATGCGAATGTCCACGCCGGCAGTCGGCATCTCCATGTGCGGAGATGTATCCAGCGCCCCATCTTCACCGTTGTAGTCCTTGAGTGTGCCCTGCGGCAGGGCATTGCTCTGACCCCAGCAAAGGATCCCGTACTCGTAGTCGTCGGAAAGATCGCTGGCGAACTTGAGCATTGCAAGAATAGCCGACCGGCAGGACCGTGAGACGGTCGGCGTTCCTGTCTCACGGCATCATCAAACCCCTGATACGCAGCTAGTGCGCAGCAGCGGTCGTGTCGTACAGGCTGCGCAGGCTCGTCGGGATCTCAGTCACGATGTGAGCATCAACAGCCCCAGCAGTGATCGAGAACGTCGTGGACGGGTAGGCCGGGGTCCAGAACACGAGGCCGAGGTGCCTCGGATAACTGGCGCCACCGCTTTTGATGATCTCATCGGCATCACCGCTCTCGTCGACCAGCCCATCGGTATCGGTGACCGTGAGCACGGTTGCCGTCAACGTCTGGATGATCTTGGTGCAGTTGTTGCCCGGCTCATCGAAACCACGCGCCGTGAACTGGCGACCGATCAGGAAGCCGTCCGTCAGGTAGCTCCCAGACGAGCGAGTGAACGTGCCGTCGGCAGCCACGACATCGATCGTGGCGGCGCCAGTGGTCACGGACTGGTTCTGTACCAAAGGGTTGAGCCAGAAGAAGATTTCCTCACCGGCAGCCGGCATACCACGCAGCGGCGATGCGCCAGTGATCGTGGCGCCACCGAAGATCTCCGAGGCGCCAATCACCCGGGCCCCAGGACTCTGCCCGGCACCGGGAGTGCTGGCGGGACTGGCGACCACCAGGAAGCCGCCCATCGCAAATGCGGTACTGCCAGTGAACGTGGTGGTGACCTTGATGTGGCAACCCATCGTGTTGCTGCCGCCGAACGGGTCAGACGCGAGCCATGGTGGGACTGGATCATCAGCCCGCAAGGCGAGCGTCACGTACTCGCCGATCTGGTTGAACGTACCAGCCCCAAAGACGCAGGACTCGGCACTCGCCAACTGAAGTAGTTTGTCTTGAATCATGTTACCGCTCCCACACCGATGCGCCCTTGGCCTTGGAGACCTTCTCGCGGGCTTTGTTCTCTTCTTTCATCATCTCCGACATGGTGTCGGGAGACTTCCGTTTTGCCTTCGGAGGTTTCACGAACTCCGGCGGCTCTTCATCCTCGTCGATCTTGACGATCGAGATGGCGTCCTTGCCCCACAGGACGCCGTCGTTCTCCACCAACTCAAAGGTGTCATCCTTCTTGTACTTCTGCCCTTGGTAGAACAGGGGGCGGTTGGCTTTGACTGTTGTCATCGGACTAGTTGGTGGCGTCGTTCGCCGCGAAGTAGGCATTCGGCTGCTGCGTCAGGAACGCATCGATCGCTCCAGTTCCGGTCGTCGCCTGTGTCTGCACGCGGTACTGGATTCCGAGCACCTGCTCGTAGGTCGCCTCCAGCGGCAGTGCCACCTTCGCGATCACAGCACCTGCGGTCAGACCAGCAGGAGGAGTGGCTGCCGTTGCGATGACCGCGCTGGTCCAGTGGACCGTCGCCGTGCTGACATTTGGCGGATCGGCTGCATCGCTCACCAGCCGGAACGTGATGTCCCCGGTGCCGGCAGCATCGATGGTCTCCTGCACGGTGATGACCAAGTAGATTGGTTCACCACTACCGACATCGCGCAACAGCGCCGTCGTAGTTGGCGGCATGGCATCGATATCAGTGACAGTGTAGTCGCCGATGTCGATGGTCTCGCCGATGTTCACCCAAGCGGTGCTCGCGGCCTTGATGACCGACTCGGCGTCACAGAACTCGTTTCTTTCGTCTACCCACATGGGGCACCTCCTATTAGGTGATGGTTGCGGCGTCAGCGACGCTCAGGGAATCGACACGCCGGAAGGGAATGCCGTCGAACATCATCACGGGCTTGCCGGCGACGCTCTCCATGGTCAGAGTCGAACTGGAGACCCGGTCGGCGATCTGCCGACGCAGGAAGTTCTTGGCCGTGCGGTTGCCGTACCACGCGAACTTCGCGCCGCCACCGCTCGGCGGCAGATCGACCGCGATCGACATCAAGTCGATGAGGTTGACGTTGGTGCGAGCCGCGTCCAGTTCGGACTGGTCGTACTGGATGCGGACGACGTAGCGCCAGTCAGCGACGCACAGTCCACAGTCCCACGAGAAGTGGGTCCGATAGCCGACCATGCGGCCACCAGCACCGTCGATCGACTCGATGACCGTCTCGCCATAGTCGGTGCGCTGGAGACCAGCGATCGAGCCGGACGGGAAGATGCCGAACACGGTGTCCGGGGACCAGCCGACGAGGTACATCGAGTGTGATGGCGTCGTGCCGCTGTCGATGTCCACACCGCCGAAGGTGTTGTCGGTGACGATGATGTTCTCGGCGTTGTTGGCCGAGAGGCTGTTGAAGCGCGGGCCGAAGCCGGTGAACCGCTCGGGGTTGACGGCCTCGTTCGCGTTGAACAGCGAGTTGCTGAACTCCTGGCGCATGCCGAGGATGTGCTTGCGATCCTGCGACTTGCGGAAGGCCACGGCGTTGCCGCCGAGGTTGGCCAGCTTCTTGTCGACTTCGGCGAAGGCTTCCATGAAGCCTACGGTCTCGGTGACCTGGATGGTCTCGCCCTTGGTCGGCTGGACGCCGCCGTAGAGCTTGCGCCATGTCGGAGTGGGAAGGCCGCTCAGGACGGTGGTGCGGTGGCCGAGGGTGTTGTTGCCCTCCTGCCACGTCATCTCCATCTGGACTTCGTTCTCCTCGGCAATGATCTCGACCATCTTGTCGATCTTGCCCTTGGGGTCCAGCTCACGAGTGAAGTCGAGGAGCGTTGGGTGGGTTACTGAAAGACTTGCCATCTGCTACTACCTTCTTTCCTTCATCTGCCGCGTCATCACTGGATACAGGATCTCGGCTTCATCCTCTTCGCCAACAGGCAGCGCCGAGCCCTTCACGATTTCCGTGTCGCTCTGGAGCGCCTTGCCGACCTTGAACAAGAATCGGTTGATGGCTGGATGGTTGCCTAGTCCTTGCCCGCCTTCACTGACGGGCTTGAGCAGAGTTTGCAGATCGTCGTCGCCGTAGGCTTCGGCGCCCTTCTTCGCGATGGCCATGTTCTCGTCGAACTTGTCGCCACCGATCAGAGAGTCGCTCTTGCTGGCTGCGATCCAATCCTTGTGGATTGCGTCGAGGCTCGCCATCTGTCGTTCCTGAAGGACTGGAACGATCTGGTCGAGCATCTTCTGTGCTGCGGTAGGTGCGATGCCTTGTTCCTTGGCGGCGAGACCGAATGCGGAGAGGGACTCCTTGTCGTGGCCCTCGGGAGCATTCAGTTCGAAGCCGTCCCAAGTGATGGGCTCTTCGGTCTCAGGTGTCGCGTCCGCGCTCGGCTCGGCCTCGGTCGACGCCAAGTCGACTTCGGCTACTTCTGACGCTTCGGTGCCTTCACTGGTAGTTGCGGCAATTTGCGTGTCTTCGGTCGCTGTCATTGTTCGTTCGCGTTGTGCTTGTTCTCGACGAGCATCTCTTTCCACAGATCGTTGCAGTGGAACCGGATGATCTCGTCGAACTCGATGAGGGCGTCGTTGCGACCCAGTTCATGGGACTGCAACGAGCCGTTGGTGTTGCTGATGCGCTGACCCGGAAGGCGTCGGCCCTCATGGAGCAGTCGGTATGCCTGCCGCCTTCCGATCGGCGTAGCCATGAGCAACTTGACATCCTCGACGCGGTCGATGCTCTCGACGCGCTTCGCCATCTCGCCGTCTTGGGCGAGCCGCTGACGGTCAGAGCGGGTCTGCGTCCGGGTGTCAGTTGCTGGCGTCACTAGATGGTGCGGATGTAGAAGATGGCCACCGTCATGGCGCCCGAATCATCCGTCTGGCAGTCGGTGAAGTTGGCGGCCGTGGTGACGGTCAGAGTCGGGGTGTTGGCCGTGACGACATACTTGGTGCCGCTCGGGATCCCCATCTGGATGCCTGTGGCCGCGGTCGCGAACACACTCGGCGTGCCGGTGCTGTAGCGATCGGCATCCGAGCCGTCGCCGATCTGTAGCGTCGCACTCGTGTCGCCGGCAAAGCCCGCGGTGACGAGGCACTTGCTGCCGAGGATGATCGCGCCGGCAGGGATGGCGTCGTCCATCACCAGCGTGCCGGTCGTGGCTGTTGCGTCCGTGAAGTCGGCGACCACGACATCCTGAGTGATGTAGTCGATGCCGGGTGGAACGTCGCTGAGAGCAGTGCGAAGATCCGAGTAGCTGATGAGCCGTCCTTGAGGATCGCCAGCCTTGAAAGTGAGAAGGGTGTTGGTGCTCGGCTGCACGTTAGCGCCTACACCTGGGATTTGCGGGATTGCTTCGTCGGTCGGGGTAGCCATGAGATTTCCTCTGGGTTGTTGGGTCAGCCGGAAATGCCGGCCATCACGTCTGTCAAAGCGTTCTGCGTGGAGGTGTCCGCACCTGCCATGTCCTTCGCGGTTTTGGCCTGCACGGCCATCGCCTCGATCTGCGCCTGTGCCTTCTCGGTCTCGGCTCTCGCCTGACGGATGAGGGCGATCTGTTCGCCGGGCACGATGAGTGCCGGGTCGATGCCGAGCATGTCGCTGATGCGATCGCGGTCGGCGTCGCCGTCGTAGCCGTCCAGCACCCCGGTGCTCTGTGTCAGGTCGGCGATCTCGCCGAGGTGCCGGCGGAAGTCGGAGACCGCCATCGCCTGCGAGTTCTTCAGCGCCTGCGCGAGCGGCCCCATGAACTCGATGTCGAGCGGCATGCCGTTCAACTCGGGCGGCGGGGGCGGCAGCAGGTTCTCTTCGAACATGCGGGCGTAGATGATGTCGAGCAGCTTGTTGTCGAGTTCGTCGCGGAAGCGGAAGTCGACCGGCCCGAGCACGATGAGTCCCTCAGCCTGCCGCTGTCGGATCTCGGTCGCGGTGCGCAGCGTCGTATCGCTGATGTCTGTGATCGGCTGTAGGCGATCGACGAAGAAGCTCTTGTTGATGCGTCCCCGCACGTCGTCGATATTCGACTGGGCGTAGTCCAGTCGCATCGGAACATCGAAGGCGTTGCGCACGCCGCCGTTCGGATTGTTCTGGTCGTATGGGATGCGTCCACCCGGCAGGAAGTCGCCATCCTTGCCCTTCATGCCGGACGGGATCTGGACCGGCGGGTCAGACTGGTAGTCGATAACCTTCGCCTTCTGCAACTGCACCTCTTGCAGTTCGCGCACGCTGCCGAGCGCCATGGTGCCGGGGCCTTCACCCCAGAAGTCGCCGCCGTTGACCTCCCACCGCGGCACGATGCACGGGAAACTGTGGTGCCCCATGACGCGCAGGTACTTCTTCTCGGTGCTGGCCGACTCGAAGTAGGTCGACTTCCACGGCATGTTCTTGCTCATCCGCGGATCGCCATCGCGCTCGGCCCGCATGCGAGGTTCGATGGCATGCACGACGCTGATGAGGGTGTCCCAGTTGCTGCGGGTCTTGCCGTTGTAGAGTCGCTTGGCGGTATCGGAGAGGTTCTCTTCGCCGAACTCTTGCACGAGTTCGATGACCGACATCTGGAACTCGCGATAGAGCGTGTCGACTTCGCCGTGCGAGTTGGTGGCGATGAGGAACTCGCCGGCAGTCAGCAGGTTGTGCCGGATGACCTTGTGGAAGTCATTGACGACGATCGAGGCGCCTGTACCGAACACCGCCGTCTCGCCGTAGAGATGCGGCAAGGCGATGTTGCTGCGGCTCTTGTCGATGATGCGGCGAGCCATCGCGTCCGCACCCCACAGCCACTTGCGCACCGGCAGGTAGAGGTTCAGCTCCTCATCAGGGGTCTGCGATCGGAACCACTGCACCGAGGGGTTGGTGCGCAGCGACATCAAGCTGGACTTGACGATGACGACCGCCTGGGCGCCGGTCTCGTCGATGATGTCTTGGAAGCGATTGACGGCCTGATCGCGCTCGCTGACCATGAAGCGGCCGGCGTAGGGGACCACGTAGCGGACGATGTCGCGCCAGTGGTTGTAGCGAGGCTGTCGGATGTTGCGCAGCGCAACGAGGCGTTGGTTCTGCTTGTGGCGACCGGCTTCGCTGAGGATCTCGGCCATCAACCTCGTCCTCCGAGCGTGGTGCGACTGCCGCCGAGGCCGCCGGAGAGGTTGCTGAGCAGGGTGCTGCTGACGCCGCCGGTCCCGGCCGCGATGGCGGACGAGAGCAGAGCCGCGACGTTGGGGCTCTTGGCGTTGGCCTTGCGCCTCTGTTCCGAGGATGTGCGTTGCTGCGAGCGAGCTTGTGACTCGGCTTGCCGCTGCGCCAGACGCTGTTTGCCGAGAGCTTCCTTCTGGAATCTTCCAGCATCACGTCCCGGCTTGACGAGCAATTGCGGAAGCGGGTCATCGATCGTTTTCGCCGACTTCTTCACCGTCTTGTTGGGGCCGAGTTCCGACGCGGCACGGCCAACCTGCCTTTGCACCGTGCCACCTAGGTTGCCCCCAAGAACTGTGTCGATGAAGCCCATGTCAGCCCCCCAGACGGCCGAACGAGCCGCCGGTCAGCATGGTGGAGTCGAGACCGCTGCCGCCGCGGGCCGCCGCCAGCATTGCCGCGATGTCAGGTTTCTTGCGGTCAGCCTTGTTGATGTCGGTCTGGGCCCGCATGCGCTCGGAAGCAGCCGCTGCCTCGGCACGCTTTTGCGACTCGTCCTGGAACCGCAGTGCCTTCTTCTGTCCTTTGGCGGATTCGATGCCTTGGTAGGCCGAGGCGCCGAGGGCTACGGCTGACAGATACGGGGTTGCGGCTGCCATGAACCCCATCACAGCTTCCTCGTGTAGGTGACATCCTGCGGCATGTAGCGGACGCTCTGTGCCAACCGCTCATCGAGGTCGCTGCCGACCATCGCGTGCCACGCCATCAAGGTCGCGCCGCAGACCTTGGCGGCCCGTTCGGTCTCCCGCATGAGCCGGGCACCGAGTCCCTGACCGCGGTAGATGTCGGCGACGTAGAGCGCATCGCTGACGCAGGGCCACATCTCGGCGTCGTGCAGGTGCGGGCCTGACATGAGGGCGATGCTGTAGCCGATGAGGACATCGCCGTCGTAGGCGCCGAGGATGAGCAGGGCGCCCTGCTGGTCGAGGGCCCGGTAGCGCAGTTCGTCCAGCCGTAAGTGCTGGGCATCGCGGTTGGCGCCGACTTCCTGCCAGTGCTGGAGAAACAGATCCTTCCCTTGGGACAGGATGTCGTCCACGGAGACCTCGCGGATCTCCAGCGCAGAAGCGGTGACCGCCATGTCGCCGGACTCTGCCACGATGTCGGTGCCTCCGCAAGTAGGCGCCGCAAATAGTAGGCACCTAACGGAACGTGAACATGTGCTCGGATTCCGTCCGGATTCCGTCCGGATTCCGTCCGGATTCCGTCTCGCCCTATACAGTATTACTGTGTGCTGTCACCGGCTGGTCACCGATCCGCCCACCGATCCGCCCACCGACCGACCCGACGGCGGGCTATCGCCTCGGCACTGAAGGGGTTGTAGCGCGCCCTCGGCTGATGGACTTCGAGCTGCCGGCGGGTATCCTCGTGCGGGTCGCGGTCTGCCACGGGCGCGGCGAAGCAGAGACAAAGGCTGTCGGCTTCGTCGGGGCTGGCCCGGCTGGCGAGGCGCTTCTTGATCTGGTCTTTCGATTCGAGGCGCTTCCTGTCGTGCTCGAACCAGTAGGTCGGGGTCGCCAGTTCCTGCTTCAGCGTGCGGCGGTCGGGGATCGCCCCGCCCGAGGCGATCCAGTCCGCCATCGCGAACCACATCTCACAGCGGCGGTCGACGAACTGCTTCTCCTTGATGGCCTTGCCGCCGAACGGCACCTCGATCACGCTGTGCCCCATCTGCCGCAGCCGGTCGATGACACCCGCGCCGGCTCCGGCGTCGATGAACACCGCGTCGGGTTTCCAGTCCTCGATCTCGAACGCCACCCGCGCCGCCAGCGCCATGTTGTCGACGCCGTGCAGCACGACGGGCTCGAAGGCGACGAGACCCTGCCGGCGGGTGATGACGCTGCGGTCGTCACCGAACCGCGCCGGGTCGACGCCGAGGATGCGCGGCGAGCGCATGTAGTCCTGCTCCTTGTAGTGCCGGTGCGCCGCCTCCTCGATGTCGGTCAGCGACATCACCTGCTCCTGCGAGGCCGCCATGAAGTCGCACAGGTACTCGCGGGCGAAGGCGTTGTCGGTCATCGTCGCCTTCAGGCGAATGACCTCGTTCTCGTCCAGCGCGTGGGTGTCGTAGACCGTGTAGCTGGCGGCATGCCAGTCAGGCGTCTCCTGTGCCAAGAAGAACAGTTCGCTGAACAGGTTGATGCCCTTCGGCGTGCCGATGAACAGCGCCCAGCCCAAACGGTCTGACAGGGTCGGCTGCACGATCTCCTCCCACACCTCGGGGTCGATCTGGGCGACTTCGTCGATGACGCAGCCGTCGAGCCCCATACCGCGGATCTCGTCGGGGTTGTTGGCGCCGAACAGGCGGATCTTGGCGCCGTTGTGGCGGAAGACGAGTTCGAGGTCGCCTTCGCGGATCTCGACCGCCCCGGTCTCGTAGAGCGGCTTGATGATGTTCTTCAGCTTCGCCCAGGCGATGTTCTGTGCCTGCTTCAGCAGCGGCGCGAGGTAGACGAAGGTGCCGAGTTCGAGGGTGCACTGCATCGCCTTGTCGAGCAACTCCATAATCGACATGACGGTCTTGCCGGCGCGACGGTGCACCGCAAGGACGGTGAACCGCTGTCGGTTCAGGTGACACTCGGCCTGCCACGGCCGCGGGGTGTAGTTCAGGCGGATCTGGTTCTTGCCGCCGGATCGGCGTCGGGGTTTTGCCATCGGCGCAGTCTAGCACCCGGTCGGCAGAGTGGTAGAATGTCCGGCCGTATGAGCACGACCCGACGTTCCTTCTTCGGCCGCGTGGCCGCCCTGTTCGCTGCGCCGTTCGTCGCGAAGGCGGCGGCGCCGCGAATCTACGGCTGCAGTCCAGGCGACGACGCCTTCGACGACATCGCAACACTGGACAAGATGGCCGAAGCGCTGAAGGTGAAGGATGCTGACACTGGCGAGTGGCGAGAGATCGACGCCGAGATTGCAAAGATCGCACCCTTCCGCACTCGATCAGGTATCCATTGGGTCAAGCAGTCCAAGGCGGCGAAGCAGTACGTTCGTCTACGCGGAGAGGGTGGACAACTATGGACAGAACAGTCTGACAATCCGAATGGGCCATGGGAATCCGTCGATGACTGACACCTCCTGTTCCGGTTGCCTCTACAACCACCGCGGCGACTGCATCGTCCGCATCCCGCCGTGGCCGGCGCAGTCGTATCCGCTTGCCGCACAGAAGTGCGCCGAGTATCGGACGTGGGCAACCGAGCGGCACATGCAGGAGCGCAAGGTTCAGATCGAGAGCACCCGACCCGGCGGCACCTTTCTCTACGAACCGAAGCCTTCTGCCGTGGAAGCGAAACTCGACCGCATCATCGAGTTGTTGGAGTCCCTTGACTCCCGGTTGGAGTCGATCGACGCGAGTACCTTCCCAGAGGTTAGCGATGACAACTGAAACCGAGAGCGCAGTTCGATTTGTCATGGGCTGGCTACGCCGACGCGGCGAGGTTGTGGACCTCGGCCCAGCCATCTACGAGAACATCAACACCGGCGAGCGAGGCATCGAGTACCGAGTGATCCACCACCATCGCGACTGGACCATCGACAGTGAGATGGGGATCGGCGTCAATCCTGTCGAAGCCCTGCTCGACCTCTACCAGAAGATGCGGAAGAACGACCGCCTCGGAGTCCTCGAACGCGGAATCGACGGCACTGTCAGCTACGGGTAGAATGTCGGGAGCCGACGAGAAATGAGCGCAACCTTCAGTCTTGTCTGTCACGAAACCCGCCAGACGATCTGGATCGGGCAGGGCTACGTTGACGACATGGAGGCGTTCTACTCGGGCGACGAAGAGACGATGACTCGCCTGCGCCGCTTCCTACAGGCAACGATGGGCAAGCCTCTCGTGCTGCTGTGTGACGACGTTCACGACGAGATCGCCGAGTACGAAGAGTTCGAGGATCCCGATCCCGACTGAAGTAGAATGTGGGGGCCGACGAGCTACGAACTCGCCGGCTTCCCTGCTCGACTCTCTTGACTACAACAAGGAGGAGCCCGATGGCTTCGAAAGGTAGCGGTTCTCGGCGGAACAGTCCATCCGGTTACGGTAGACATCTCGAACACAACGCTCGGTTGAAGCGCGAGGCACAGGAACGCCGACAGCGCCGCCGAGAAGGCAGCAGCAGCCGCACCGAGGCCGACTGCGATCCGAAAGCCTTTGGCAAGCAGAACCCGCCGCGAGTGCATCCGAACTCGGATTCGTCGAACTGGTGGATCCGCACCTCGATCAGGTTGGCCGACAAGGCCCTGAAGACCGGCGCCGTCGAGGATCACGACGCCTACGACGAACACCAACTCCGCTACATCTTCCGCCTGCGCTTCGGCAACACCCCGAAAGCCGAACTGGTCACCCTGACCGAACTCGGCCGCCAACGCCGACGCTCACGTCTCCCCGACATCGCCGAGTGGCTCGTCACCCACACCCACGAGGGCAACCCCGTGGCTGCCGCCGAGACCGAGGAAGAGGTCTCACAGGTCCGAAGCCATCTGACAGGCTTCGAATTCGACTGCCTGATGCTGACAGCCGGCAAAGGACTCACGCACACCGAGGTCGCCGAACTCTACAAAGTGACCCGGAGAGACGTAACCTACGCTGTACAAACGGCTCTCGACAAAGTGCGTCCGGACTGAGACAATTCCGGTGCAAGTTTTATTCGCCAAAACAGGCAAATCGGCTCTGAATACATAGTGAGAGGCGCGACAAGCGACTCGAACGGCGATGCACAGGGCGCGACGCTGCCCAGTACCTGTCTCCTCCAGTACGCCGGGCCACACACCCTCGCCCGCCCAGCCCCGCTTGCCCTCGCGCTCCCCCGCCTGCCTTGCCTGTCAGGAAATACGGCGCTACCGAACAGTGCCGGGGACGCTGAAAAAATAGACGGCAGGGGAACTACGGCAAAACCGTATGAGACCCGAAGCACTGAAAAAATAGACGGGGAGGGGACCCTGATCTTGGTACGCGCTCGCACTTTGGGGGTGGGGGGCTCCTCTCTACGATTCGTTATCCTCTTGCGGCGGCGGGAGTTGCGGGGCCGGGGCAGGGGAGACGGTGAGGCGAGGCGATGCGGCAGGTACGCCGCTCACGACCGTGATGTTGATGCTGCCCTGGCCCTGGCGAGCATCGGTGCCCAGCTCGACGGGGTCGTAGACGCCTGCCAGCCACGTCAGCTTGTCGGCCTTCAGGCGGTCACGAGCGACACGTACAGCATCGTCGTTCTCACGGTCGTACTGACCGTTCGCATCTACAGGACCGTTGACAGCTGCAATTGCTTGTTCGACAAGAGCATACGCACCAATTCTGCGAGCACGCGCGATGCGTCCAGCGATGTCGTCGCGATCCTCGGTCCAGTTGTAGACTGTTGCTACAGAGGGGTTTCCGTCGATTCTACACCATGCACGGAGGCTCGTGCCGTCGATCATCGCGGCGAGGAGCGAGGGCAGCCACGAGGGGTCGGCGGTACGGGAGCGCTTCGGGGTAGCCATGTGTGCAGTATAGTGCAGGAACGGGAGACCGGACAGTGCAGTATGCTGCAGGGGAGAACTTCCCGATCGGGCTGCGGGGTTGATTGTAGCAGGGTAGCGAGGGAGAATGTCCGGCCGTGGTACGGTATTCTCCCCTTATAGGGTAGAGGCGCGATGTTCCGCGCTTCTCGCGATGCTCCCGGCGAACGGGGAGACACAAGGAGTACAGACGATCATGCAGCGCAAACCCTACGGTAACCCTTTCGCGAACGCCTTTCGCGTTCTCTGCTCTTCCCGCCCGCATCGGGCGATTCTTGAACTGGTGCGCATTCGACTCGACCGCGGCATGCTCGGTTCGTGGGCGCTGTTCATCTACTTCGGCCGGAGTGCCGGGTATCGGTGCGGCGCAACGGCGTACGTCGCCCACAAGGGTCGGTTCCGCGGTGCGAACGGGTGCGGATTCGATACTCGTTCCGGGTTCGGTGTCGCCCGGAAAGCGAATCGGGTTCCGTTCCTCATGCACTAGGCCCGTGAAGCGGACAAGATCCGCGAGCGCCTCGACACCGTCGTCGAGAACATCTACCCTCACCTTTCACGCGGAGAACAGACGATGAAGACCAGCTACCTCACGACCCCTTGCCTCGATTGCGGCCAGCCCATGCACTGGCAGGTTGATCACGATTGCCCGCCGCAGCCGACCAGCCGGAAGGACGCGGAAGCTTGCTACGAGAAGGCCCGCGAGGCTCTGCACGATACGTTCGTCGCCATCCTTGCAGCCCTTCCCGAACAGCCCTCGGAGGAGTAGAACAGCCCTTACCCGACTACCGGCGGTTTCCCCGGTAGCGCGATGTCCGCCAGCGAATCGGCGGACAGAGGAGTACAGACGATGGACATAGCAGACCGAATCGACCCCGCTTGGGTAGCGGGGATGCAAGCAGAGATCGAGGCCGCGAAGGTGACGCTACGGCGCGTACAGCGCCTCACGAGCGACAAAGCAGTCGACCATTGCCGTCGCATGTTGCGGGCGCTGCGACATGAACTGGGCACCGAGTTGCATGCCGACCGTTGTCGACGTGTCGGACTACCGATCGGCAGTTCCGCGGCACAATGCAGAGCGCTTGAACAGCAGTAGAGCTACTGCGCGGAGTTCCGCGCCGAGCATCCTGCGGGGTTCTCGGCAGGGCAATTCCGCCCCTTACAGGAGATACAGATGCAAGCGTACAGCGATCCCGATCGGGCAGCCGATCCCCATGCACTTCCCGACGTAGAGGTGTTCTACCTCACGGCCGGCGAGATGGTCCGCGACCCGGACGAAGCGGACCCCTACGACCACTACTACGAGAAGGGTTGGTATTACTGGGCATGCTTCCCCGGTTGCCTTCCCGACGGTGAGCCGGAAGGACCGTTCGGCTCGGAAGTGGAAGCTTTGGCCGATGCGCAAGGGGGCGAGCGATGAAGTACACCGTCCTACTGTGCGGCGGATCGTCCTACGGTGCCGATGAACTCGACAACGCGCCGATCCTCGATTCGCTCGATGACGTTCGCCGCTACTGCCGCGCGTTCTTCGACAACAGCTGGCATGATGCAATCGACGGTGCGACGCCGTGCGCCGATGACGTCGGCTTCTGGGTGTTCAAGGGTGCCTACGATCCCGATGCGGCGGAATGGCAACGCGACCCGTACCCGGACTGGACGGTATCGCAAGGCCCGCGCGGCGGAGTTCGATTCGAGATTGCCTGACAACGCGCAGCGGCCCGCGCATCCGGGGCCGCCATCTATTGCCTCGCCGGCAGGTTTCGCCGGTACTTCAACCGATAGGGATAGTTCCGATGAACGCAAGATTCTGGACGTGGATAGCAGACGGCTGGGTCAAGTTGACCCTCAAGCCGGGGCAGACCCTGGCATGGTCGGCCGGCGGCCGATGCGACGAAGGCTGGCACCGCGAAGGTGAGGAATGGGCCTTCGACGGCGAAGTTGTCACGGTCGAGTACTGGACGGACGGCGTCGATTGTGACGGCCGGATGTCGACACAAGGCGAGGCGTTCTGCCACGTCGACCGCTTGCG